CCCCTTGTGGGGTGACACCTGAATGTCGAAACACGGCAAACCATGTATGACTGAACTGCTCACAACCAAGTACCGTGAAGAGTTCTCTTCTGACGTTCTTATGGAACGTGAGAATGGAACCACGTCAGGATATCAGCCCTTTACTATACCGTTTCTCGTCTATCGCATTTTGCGAAAGGAGCAACGTATATTAAAGGACCGAGACAAAGGATTACTCGATAACTCGAGTAGAAGATGGATATGGAAGCCATTCCAGAACTATAAGATCTGGTCGGCCAAGCCTTATCCGTATTCCGTCACATATTATGATCAACTTAGAGGTTATCCTCCTGTTAATCATTATATTAATGTCGATCCTCTCCCTTCAGCCTACTCAGGCTATTGGTACTGGACCACCCTTGCGGGTGGGCCTTTTGAGCCGTTCGGAGAAGCTGGAAGACTAAACGCGACCACTACCATAAATGGTGCAATCGCATGTCCTCCATTCTACGTGCCTTCGGAGCATGGCTTTGTCGCCAAGCCCGAAGACATTGGTGTTCTTAACAACCGCGCTTTAGGCGCAATGTTACCGAACATCAAACAAGAGCTGAGCTACTTGAATTCATTATATGAACTCAAGGACTTCGCTCCTCTCGTAGAATCGGCAGTGCGGCTAGCTCGTAATCGCTCTTTAGCGCGTTACGTTCTTAGCTATTTGAAAGCGGCGACCTATAAGGATAAAGGTATCCTTAAACGGACTCTCCGTTCTCTCGCACTAACCGGCAACGCGAACTTCTTGACTTGGAAGTTTGCTGTTGCGCCTCTCATATCTGACGTTAAGGCAGTCCATGCCTTATCGAAGGCTTACCACAAGCGTATAAACGCTTTAGTAAACCAGACAGGTGGTCTTCGGAAGCGACATTTTACTGTCGCTTTCGAAGAGTTCGTTAATACCGATGAACAAGGTCCCGTTGGATTCATTCAACCCTTTGCAGGGTTTAATGCATGCATCGATTACCAAGCTCGTCGACGTATTTACTACGAACCTACCACGTTCCATGCGGAAATCCAGTATAATTATAATTATACTGGCTACCAGAAGCAGCATGCTGCTCTGCTAGGTGCCTTAGATAGTCTTGGGGTTAACTTTAACCCTCGGATTATTTGGGACGCCTTGCCGTTTTCATTTGTCGTTGATTGGCTCATCAATACTGGTGAGCTTCTCGACACATTGAAAATCGGGTTCATGGAACCGCAGATTAACGTACATCAGTACCTGTATTCTGTAAAGCGCAAGCGCAAGATTTGGGTAGATGTCGGGGTTAAACCCGACTCTACCACTCTTGTACCTGGGCCAGACAAAAGACGGGTATACCTGCCGGTGGTCAATGAAGAGGTTTATGGCCGCTTCACTGATTACCCACTGACAGCCAGCCAGTTGATGGCGTCCGGGTTAAACTCTAATGAGTTTACACTCGGAGCGTCCCTTATTACTGCATTAAGCAGCAAAAGAGGACGCGCACGATAGTCACGGATGCTATCGAACATTGGGGAATTACCCCTACATTCGTAACAACAGTAACATATGGCACTGCCAACAAACCTAACAAACAACGAAGTTAAAGACCGTGCTTCCGCCGCAGTTTCTTTTCTGCGACGGTCGAATGGTCCCGGTCCACAAGTTGAGTTCGCGAAGACTTCTGAAGTCCCCGCGCGTCCGCATCGCATCTCGGTTCGTCACCAAGATATCGGTACGGGCGTTACTCAACGCCGGCGTTCTGCACTTCAAGTCCGCTTGACCTTTCCAGGTCATGTTGACTCAGTGAAGTACGCCACCGTCCTCGCAACGTTGACGTTGGACATTCCCATTGGGAATATGACAACGACCAACGAAGCGAAAGACGTTCTCGCCAACCTCGGACAGATCTGCTTCACACAAGGTGCAGCAGAATCCTGTACGCGGTTGGACGGGAGTGGAATCGGTGCCTCTGCGATCCTCAACGGCGAGCTCTAAAGCTCGTTCGAGGGTTGTTTAGGCTGCGCTGAGTGACGGGTGTATCCTTGTAGGAATAAGCTCGTACATCGAGAAGTACATCTTGGGACCCTTAATAAGGGTTTCCGTGAAGTAATTCCGGTGTGCAATCTTGTATTCTACTCTGATACTCCTGTCACTCAGATTGCAACAATTATCAAGTATGGTTTCGGTTAACAACCGTTTATCATACTGCATTGTCGCAATGGATGTACTTTGATTATTCATAGTATGTCCTGTCTCTTCGTGTTGGGATCACAGGTTTGTGAGAGTGCTACTAGGAGGGTACCCATATGGGATCCACTAACAGCCTAGATATTGTTAACAATATCATAACCTCACTGATCTGTGACGTTCAACAACGTCATGGTTCGGTGTTTGACACTCACAGTCTCAACTTAACGCTAAAGAAGGTTAAGAAGAGACTGCAATCGGAAGGAATGTGTTTTCTAACGAAAACACTTCCCCGCTTAGGAAAGGCCTTTGACAAGGCCCTTTCCGGACATTGCGTTCTAAACTCTGTTGAGCATGGCTTTAAACCCATGCCCAATAGTAAGCTACCTAAATTCTTAGGCGAGCTTTTTAGACACGTTTTGTCCGATCGCGGAGAACTCCTGCCGAATCCTGACGCTTCTTGCGTCGAGTCAATCAGGCAAATCTTATTTGTTTTTTACAAATATGAGTTGCCTTTTACAGATGAGCAAGTACAACAAGTCGTCTCAAAGTTTGAAGAAACTGAGAGGCAACTCGCTACTACGGAACATCTGCTTGATCAACTTGATCAAGAGATTACCGCACATACTTCTAGCCATCGCAGAACTCATGAGAGTTCTACGTTGGTGGAAGTAACGCGTGAAGCCAGGGCCCTACTCCATAGGGTTTTTGCTTCATTTGACTGCAGAGACATAGTACCCAGACACGGACCTGGAGCAGTTGCCACGCGGCAAAAGCTCTGGTCTAAGTTTGAGTTTACCAATGTCTCTTCTCGAATCACGGACGTTTATGCACTCGATGAGTATTTCTACTCTTCGCTTACACATGTCAGTGACCGCCTGGACTCTTTAATGTCCATGCGGGACGAGGATCTTCCTGCACGAGTTTGTCTCGTGCCGAAGGACTCGCGCGGGCCACGCCTTATATCTTGTGAACCAGTGGATTTCCAATGGATTCAGCAAGGTTTAGGCAGAGCCATAGTAGACCATGTTGAAAATATTGAACTTACAAAGTTCAATGTTTTCTTCACAGACCAAGGTCCGAACCAACGTGGAGCCTGGTTAGGCTCCAAGACGGGTCGGTACGCTACGCTTGACCTCAACGAGGCAAGTGATCGCGTTTCCCTTAGTCTAGTACGTCTGCTGTTTCCAACTGGGGTCCTTCCCTATTTGGAAGCTTGCAGAAGCACATCTACGGAGTTACCAGGTGGTAAGATACTGCCCTTAAAGAAGTACGCGCCCATGGGAAGCTGTTTATGCTTCCCTGTGCTCGCACTTACTGTATGGGCTATACTTACTGCTGGTGCTCCCGACGCAGATACTCGAGAGGGTATCTTAGTGTACGGTGATGACATAGTGGTCCCAACAGCTTATGCTGTGAACGCCATGAAGCTGCTCGAATCTTATGGTTTAAAAGTAAACCAAGACAAGAGCTGCACCAAAGGACTCTTTAGAGAGTCATGTGGCACCGACGCCTTCCAAGGCGTCAACGTCACGCCTGTCCGTCTTCGGACAGTATGGGAGTCATCTCCATCCCCGGAAGTCTATACTAGTTGGATAGCTTACGCTAACCATTTCTATGATAGACGGTACCATCGTACCTACGATTATATCGTAGGTCTACTCCTCGATACTTATCGAGAAGTACCAAGTGACGACATGTACCTTACATGCCCGTCATTACGATACGTACCCGAACGTGGACGACCAAAGAAGCAGAGGTTCAACAAGGATCTTCAAAAGATCCAGGTGAAGGCCTATGCTATCTCTAATCGTACCATATCCAAAGAGATCGACGGTTGGTCTATGCTCCTCCGGTATTTCACCGAAGGTTCACAGGCTCCCGCCCCATCTCATATGGTCAAACCGCGACGGGAAGATCCGCGCTTGGAATTATCCAAGTTCGAACGCCCATTGTCGGTCCGTCAGTACACGAAACGTAAGACGAGCATGCTCGTCAAGCGTTGGTTATGAT